GGGAATCTGAACAGTGCAGCAAAGCGGAATTTGAGGTATGAAAATGATAAGAGAATTTTTTTATGCAAACAGAAAGAATTGGATTTTCAAAATGGCAAGAGGGAGATTTGACTTTGGCAGAAACGCTGTGGGGAAATCAACAGGTTACACAATATATCTGTGCCAGTGGAAAGTTCAGTGCACAGGATATAAAAAATCGCTTGAGTAAAGAAATAACCACTGGGAAAACACAAAACATGGAATATTGGCCCATTTTTGAGATTAGCACAAATGAGTTTATTGGCTGTTGCGGACTACGCCCCTATAAGGGAAAAGAATACGAAACAGGCATACATCTTCTTCCAGAATTTTGGGGAAAAGGTTATGCGTCGGAAGCCCTTACTGCGGTGATCCAATATGCTTTTACAATGTTGGACGCGGAGAAATTATTTGCTGGACATAATCCAAAGAACATCAATTCCAGACGGCTCCTAAATAGATTGGGTTTTATATATATAGGGGATGAGTTTTATGCTCCTACGGGACTATATCACCCATCTTACGAATTAAAGAATAATAAGAAGTCATAGATAGCTTCTAGTTTATCGGGGAACTGAACAGTGCGACAAAGTGGAATTTGTTGAGGTGAGAAGATGATAACAGGATATTATTGTACCAATATTTTTCTAAGCAAGCTAAGGAACTGATTCAGTTCTATAGAGTGGTATTAGAAATACCGTTTATTAAGACAGACGTGGATGAATCCAATGGGGTTTATCTTGGCTTTATAGAAAATGCACCTACTCTTTGTATATGGGATTGTGAAATATTCAACGTACAGCCGACTGGACATCAATCATTTGTTTTCCAAACAGATAATCTTGATTTAACGATGGAGTGTTTGAAGAAAAAAGGGGTTGCACTGTCTGATGCTATTAGATATGATTGGGGAACTTATGAAGTTCGTTTAAATGATATTGATGGAAACGAGATAGTAATTGTTGAGTATGTTTGATTTATAATCCAAATTTGCTATTTTCAACAGAACAGAACCATTTCAAAGCATCAGTCAGAGATGATTGGTGCTTTTTGTATGTCCCAAAATGGAGGAGGTGTTGCTTTTGTATCCGGTGAGCGAGGCGTTCCTGCAGGCGGTGCAGGAGAACACCCGGAGATTTTACTGGACCGGGAGGATTACAACCAAAGCCGGGATTGTATATGAGTTTGGGAATGAGGACATTGTGAAAGGCTCCGGTTACATCACCAGCCAGTGCTGCGGGAGCACGGAGATTGAGATTGGAACGGGGTGTATGCGGCGGAGATGGGGATTACTTTATTTTCGGAGATTGACCGTTATACCTTGGAGGATGGGATGATAGAGCTGTCCTATCATCTGGTGCTGGAAGATGGGGCAGTGGAGACGGTCCCCATGGGTGTCTTTGAGATTAGCGAGGCGAACCGGACCATCCGCTGCCTGGAGATCAAGGCTTATGATCATATGCTGCGGTTTGAGAAGAGTTTCAACGGGTTTGAGACGGTGGGAAATGCCTATGCGTTTCTGGCTCTATGCTGCAAAGCGTGTAAAGTGGAACTGGCGCATACCCAGGCGGAGATTGAGGCAATGCCAAACGGTTCGGAGATGCTGTCGGTGTACACGGAGAATGACATTGAGACGTACCGGGATGTGCTGTTTTATGTGGGGCAGGTTCTGGGCGGGTTTTTCTGCATCAACCGGAGGGAAGCTGGAACTGCGGAAATACGGCAATCAGTTCCACGAACATCAAGACGCAGACGGCGGAGTATTATGCGCTGGAGCCGGATGACGGGCTGACCATGAACCTGGGGGTGAACCCGCTCCTGCAGTTTGGGCTGGAGGAGACAAGGAAGGTGCTGCTGGAAAATATCCTGTCTGATTTGTCGGTCATCCGGTATGTGCCTTTTGATTCGGAAACCATTGGGAATCCGGCGCTGGACTTGGGGGATGTGCTGGTGTTCTCCGGCGGCCATGCGGATGAAACGCAGACGGCCTGTGTGACGGGGTATCAGGTTAAGATCAACGGGAAGCATTCTTTGAAGTGTGTGGGGAAGAATCCCAGGCTGGCACAGGCGAAGTCCAAGAATGACAAGAACATTTCCGGCCTGCTGAACCAGATCGAGGCGGGGAAGATTGGCATCCATACCTTTACCAATGCTTCGGCTTATTCGGTGAGTGGTACGGATGTGAAGATTATCAGTATTGAGTTTGCGGCGGCAGAGGAGACACATGTACAGTTCTTTGCCATCGTGCTGGTGGATGTGGCGGCAGAAGAAACGGTGCAGGGCGGGACGGCATCGGGGACGGTGGTGGTCCCGGTTCCGTCCGTGGCGGAGGACGGCACGGAGACTACGGTGGATGTGAGCGTGGAGATGGAACTGCCGGTCACGGTTTCTGCTGACGGGAAAGCTATTGCCAGAGTAAGATATGAATTTAATGATGAGGAGATTCTGATTCACTATCCCACAGAGACCTGAGGCAGCGGGAGGCATGTGCTGCCTCTGTATTATCCAATTGAGAACCTGATCCCGAATTTCACGAATACATTCAACGTGTATCTGCGGATGGATGGAGGGACCGGGCAGATTGAGACGGGCGGATGTATCGCTTCTATCAGCGGCCAGGGGATGGCGGCGGCCCCGGCGTGGGATGGGAAGATCACACTGGAAGAAAATATTCCGCTGTTCCGTGTGGGTGGCGGGATGATTGTGAAAGGTTTTTCGGAAACCATTGGGGTAGAGACCATGGAACTGGTGCAGAGGCAGATGGTGGACAGCATTGCACGGATCGGCATTGGTGCGTTTGGCACTGTGGTGGATACCGGGTAAGCCACTCCACTAAGTTCGTGAGGAACCTCACTAAGTGGAACTGACATGTATCGCGCCTAAGTGACCAAAAGACGGTCACTAAGTGCTCATAACGAGGAGGGATTATGAAGCTGACAGGTAATATGAGGATTGAACTGACGGATGTGAATACCGGGGAAGTGGAGGCCGTGGAGGAGGGGAACATGGTCACAAACGCGGTGAACCATATCTTCGGGCTGAACCCTATGGGAGTGTTTTATGAGGCCGCGGAGACTATTGACGGGATTGCATGGAACGGAAACCTGCTCCCCATCTGCCCCAACATGATAGGCGGCATCCTGCTGTTTTCCAAGGCGCTGGATGAAAACGTGGACAATATTTATTCCATGTCGGATAACCTTCCGGTGGCTTATGCGTCCAATAACGTGAATTCCACGGCAAACGTGGCACGGGGGAGCCTGAAGCAGACGGAGAGCAAGAAACTGGATAACGGGTATAAGTTTGTATGGGAGTTCACACCCAGCCAGGGGAACGGGACCATTGCGGCGGCTGCGCTGACCAGCGCGCAGGGAGGAACCAATGCGTATGGCAGCCTGGTGGCGGATGCGGATACGTTCCTGCTGCTGAAAAGCCTGAAGCTGGACAGCCTTTCCACGGCAGAGCAGCTCGTGCTGTTTGAGGCGGTGGAGGTGGATTTTGAAAAAGACCTGCTGTATTCCATCACGTACCAAGGTACGGGGGTGCGCATCCGGAAGGTGCGGGTTCCCATTTTTACCATCGGGCTGAATGAGAGGCTGGATGATACCACTTACAGGGTGCTGGATGATCAGGTGATCCAAACGGAGACTTTTCACTTCCTTGGGGACTATACTTTGTACGGGGAATTTCTGGATGGGCAGGATGGGTACTGGTATGGGTTTTCTAATGAGGGGAATTCCTCCGGGAATGCCACGATACTGTGGGTGAGGATAAAGAAAGAGGACTATTCCATGACGGAGGGGCAGTGGACGCTGTCCAACGCCAAACTGATGGACGTGGGGAGCCGGGATGAAGCGGGGTCGTTTCCGGAGCGGGTACTGAAATGCTGTGTGCGGAATGGGTACCTGTATGTGATGGCTTATAATAAGAAGGGCATTTATAAGATCAACCTTGCCAATCCTGCGGATGTGACACTGATTGAGCTGGGGTTCACATCCAAATGGAAGCCGTTATGCGATACAGGGACCTGCGAGGTCTATATGACTTTGATTGGGGATCTGATTATCGGCGGGGATTTCCAGATCACGATTATGGATACCATTATCCACACCAAGGGGAGTGCGAGGCTGAATGACGCGGCAACGCCGCTGTTCCAGTATAAGAACTTCCTCTTGGGGTGGGGCGGCAGTTATGGGAGCGAGTACCGGACCATGTACCTGCTGACACCCTATCTGGCGTCCATTAACAACCTGTCATCAGCGGTGGTGAAAACGGTGGATAAGACCATGAAGATCACTTATACCTTGACGGAGGAAGCTGCCGTGACGTAAGAAAGGCAGCAGGAAAAGGGGAAGGCATATCAGAAAAAGGAAAAAAGCATATGGAGTTTGGGAATCGGCGGCAGTCCAGAAAAGGGCTGCTGCTTTTTCTATAGTAAAAAAGCGGAAGCGAGGGAGTGGAATGAAGGAATTTGTGAATCTGGTGCAGTGTGCGTTTGCGGCAGCCGGGGGATTTTTCGGCTGGTTTGTGGGAGGGCTGGACGGGCTGTTGTATGCCTTAGTTGCCTTTGTGGTGGTAGATTATCTTACCGGGCTGATGGCGGCGGGACTGGAGAAGAAGCTGTCCAGCGGCGTGAGGTTCCGGGGGATTTTCAGGAAGGTGGTCATCTTCTGCCTGGTGGCGGCAGGACATATCATTGACATCCATGTGGTCGGGAACGGGAGCGTGCTGCGTACGGCGGTAATTTTCTTTTACCTGTCCAATGAGGGGATTTCCATTTTGGAGAATGCGGGCAGGATTGGGCTGCCTGTCCCGGAGAAGCTGAAAAATGTGCTGGAACAGTTGAAGGAGGAGAGGGAAGATGAAGGTAAATAAGGAGTATGTGTCTGATAATAACACTTATGAGAGCAATCATCCGCAGTATATCGTGGTGCATAACACGGATAACTTTGCGGCGGGGGCGGATGCCAGTGCCCATGCCAGGGCGCAGTATAATGGGAATTTGAGCACTTCGGTGCATTATTATACGGACGATAAGGATACGGTTTATCAGGCGGCACCTCATGGACGGGGATGCTGGTATGTGGGCGTGGATTATGGCGGACGGATATTTGGGACGGTGAATAACAAGAACAGCATCGGTGTGGAGATGTGTGTGCAGGCAGGGTATGACTACAATAAGGCGTTTGCGAATACGGTGGAGTTTGTGCGGCAGTTGATGGCGGAGACCGGGATTCCGGCTGACCGGGTGGTGCAGCATTATGACGTGTGTGCGAAGAACTGCCCGTCCCAGATCCGGGCAAAGGGGATGTGGGAGGAATTTAAACGTCAGATTGGAAAGGGCGGTTCCGGGCAGACGGAGGATGTTTCTTACTATACAAAGATTATGGGGAAGAGTGTGGTATCTGTGGAGCAGATGGAACATTATATCAGGGAGAAGAATAAAGCGGTGGCACAGTCCGTGGTGGATATGCTGCCGCTTTATCTGTCTGAGGGGGAGGCAGAGGGCGTGAGAGGGGATATCGCTTTTGCGCAGTTCTGCCTGGAGACGGGGAACTTTGGGTTCTCCGGTTCGGCGGTGACGCTGGAGCAGAACAATTTCTGTGGGATGGGCGTGATGGATAACGGAATGAAGGGGAATTCCTTTGGCACGGCGCAGCTTGGCATCCGGGCGCAGGTTCAGCATCTGAAAGCGTATGCCTGTACGGATGAGTTGGTGAATGTGAAGGTTGACCCAAGGTTTCAGTATGCGGCCAGAGGTTCTGCGCCTTATGTGGAGTGGCTGGGGATTCAGGAGAATCCGCAGGGGAAAGGCTGGGCTTCCGGCGCGGGGTATGGGAAGAAGATTCTGATCATTTTAAAAGGCATTATTGGGGATGCGGGCAGCGGAAATCCGGGTGGAAATGGAGACCAGCCAATCCAGCCGTTGTCCGGATATGTGAAGGTGTTTTACAAAGGGAAGGACGGGCTGAATGTACGGAAAGCACCATGTATGGGCGATAACGTGGACCAGGTGGTCTATGACGGGATTTATACGGTGGTGGGCATCAGTGCGGATGGGGAGTGGTATAAGCTGAAATCCGGGCTGTACCTGACAACGGGGAAAGAGTATGTGCAGTTCATGGAGAGCCTGCCTGGGGAATCTTCATATATGGTGAAGGTGGGCATCCCGGATTTGAACATCCGCAAGGGACCGGGGACGGATCATGCCAGGACCGGGAAGTTTACGGGAGCCGGGGTGTTTACCATTGTGGAGGAAGCTGACGGTGCAGGTGCCGGGAAGTGGGGGCTGTTGAAATCCTACCAGAAGAAACGGGATGGGTGGATTGCGTTGGATTTTGCAACAAGGATATAGCGGAAAGAGGTGTATTGCCCGGTGGGGAAACCTGCCGGGTTTTTCTTTTTACCCTTGGAAAATAAGTTTCCGCAGTCGGGAAATAATGGGCGTGGAAACTGCTTAATTGCTTGACTTATGGGGCGTTCAGAGTGATTAATAGACTACCCTGAAGGCTTGCTTTTATTAAGAAGTCTGAGGAGTAAAATACACGGAGGTGAGAAGCATGGTGATACCGGAAAGGAAAAATCAGGTGGCATATTATTACGGGACCACACACTGTGACCACGGTTACGAAAGGTATATAGAACCAGGGAAAGAAGTGCTTCGGAAACGGTATGGGGAGATCAAAAAGGAAGAATATTTCTTCTGGGATGAGGCATCTGGCACGGATGGAAACCGGAAGGAGTTCCGAAGGCTTATTTCAGAAATCCAGGCAGGCCATATCCATGTGGTAGTTACAAGAGATGCCACCATGATCGCCCGCGATTGGAAACAGTTCTTTGAATTCATGCAGACATGTGACAAGGCCGGGGTGGATGTGGTGTGCATCCGGGAAGATAGAGATGCACAAAAACAATATACCTGTGTGAAGCAATTTGTAAAAGAGTATTTTGGACGGGAGTGGGTTTTATGAGGATACGGATGATCGAGCCGGTACAGAGCAAAACGCCAGAAAAGAAACGTGTCTGTGCATATGCCAGGGTTTCTACGGATTCTAGGAAGCAGGGGGAATCTTTGGAAAACCAGATTACTTCCTATGAACGTTCCATCAAATCAAATCCTGAGTATGAATTTGTGGGTGTGTTTGCCGATAAGGGCATCTCCGGTTTCAGCCAGAACCGCCCGGAATTTCAACGGATGGTGCAAATGGCAAGGGACGGGAAGGTTGATCTCATCATCACGAAATCCATCTCCCGGTTTGCCAGGAACACAGCAGTGTTCCTGGAAGTGGTGAGGGAGCTGCGGCAGATCGGCGTTGCCGTGTATTTTGAAGAACAGAATATCAATACGTTATCCGGGGACGGCGAGGTCATGCTCACTGTCCTCGCTTCATTTGCGGAGGAAGAAAGCAGGAACGTGTCAGAGAACCGGAAATGGTCAATCCAGAAGAAGTTTGAGCGAGGAGAGTACATGATCAACACAGAACGGTTCCTGGGGTACGATAAGGATGAATTTGGAGAGCTGGTCATCAATTCCAAAGAAGCTATGGCAGTCCGGTTCTTTGCAGATATGTATCTTTCGGGAGTGGGTTCCAGCCGCCTGGGGCAGTTGGCTAATTTTCTGGGAATCCCGTCTGTGACAGGAGGAAAGTGGACTGGCGGCTCATTTATGGGAATGTTTAAAAATGAGAAATACAAAGGGGATTTCCATTTGCAGAAATATTACACACCGGAGGATAGGAGAAACCAGACGGTACGAAATAATGGGGAAGTACAGAGTTATTATATGGAGGACAGCCATCCGGCAATTTTGAGCCGGGAAGTATGGGATGCCCTGCAGAAAAAAATGGAAGAAAACAAGCAGAAAAGGAACATTGCCCAGGGGGATTTCATGAAGTACCAGAACCGATATCCTCTGACCGGAATGCTGTACTGCCCGTTCTGTGGGAGGACGCTCCGGCGGAGGATGGGATACAAAAAGAAGGTGGAGTGGCTTTGCGCCACTTATATTGAAGAAGGAAAACAAGCCTGTCCGGGTGTGCGGATTCCAGATGAGTCAGCATCCCGGCAGCATATCATAGAACCAGCGGTGGTAGAGGAGGTTTACGGGGATGGCAAGAAACATTACCGTTATACCTGCAAGAAAGAATTCGACAGACGCAGAGGGGCAGACGGCACGGAAGAAAAAATTGAGGGTGGCGGCGTACTGCCGGGTGAGTACCGACCAAGAAGAACAGCTATTAAGCTATGAAAACCAGGTGCGGTTTTATACGGAAAGCATCAACAGCAATCCGGAATATACTTGTGCGGGAATCTACGCAGATGAAGGTATTTCCGGTACAAACACGAAAAAACGGGAGGAATTCAACCGGATGATTGCAGATTGCCGGGCAGGGAAGATTGATCGGATCATTACAAAGTCTATTTTCCGGTTTGCAAGGAACACACTGGACTGTCTGAATTATGTGCGGGAATTGAAAGGACTTGGCATTGGGATTACATTTGAAAAAGAAAATATAGATACGCTGGATGCAAAGGGAGAAGTTTTGCTGACTATTCTTTCTTCATTGGCACAGGATGAGAGCCGGAATATTTCAGAGAACAGCACATGGGGAATCCGAAAGCGGTTTGAGATTGGGCAGCATAAGATGAGTACCAAGCGTTTTCTGGGATATGATGCGGATGAGGATGGGAAGCTTATCGTTAATACACAACAGGCTAAGATTGTGGAACGGCTTTTCATGGAATTCCTTTGGGGGAAGACCACTGATTATATCAAGCGGATTTTTGAGCGGGAAGACGTGAAGAACTGGGACGGCGGCACGAAGTGGCAGGCCACCACACTTGGAAGCATGCTAGAAAATGAAAAGTACAAAGGGGACACGCTCTTGCAGAAAAGCTACACTACAGATTTCCTGACGAAGAAGCGGGTGCAGAATGAGGGGGAAATCCAGCAGTATTATATCGAGGATGACCATGAGGCGATAATAGAGCCCTGGATTTGGGAATGCGTGCAGTTGGAAGCAGAGAGACGGAAACGGTATCTGGAGCAGCATAACATCACACGGTTTTCCCAGAACACGGAGGTGAACCCGTTTTCTAGCAAGATTATCTGCGGGGAATGCAATATGGCGTTTGCGAGGAAGGGGTGGCGGACACCAATCGGAGATCGGAAGGTGTGGCAGTGCAGTGAGCGGTATAAGGTGAAAGGCATGTTGGGATGTGCGAACCGGCATATTGACGAGGAGACGCTGATTGAGATTTATCTTAGGGCATGGAACAGGCTACTGGAGTGCCGGGAGATGTTGGTGCCGGAATGGGAAAGGCAGATGCAAGGGGAGGATTTGCTGGCGAAGTTCCGGGCTATGGACTTTATGGAGATTACGAAGGAGGCACAGCCAATCAAGGAACTGGATATTGATTTGGTGCTTCGGACAGTGGATCATATCAAGGTGTATGAGAGCGGGGTGGTTGTGACAGTGTTTCTGGATGGGACGGAGATTAAATGCTCCACATAA